ATCGCTGCCGAAACAGGCTGGCTGCCGTGGTGGTCCGAGATCGAATGGCTCAACCCGCAAACTGTGACCGACCCAGCGCTGCACCAATGAATACCTACCGCGTGATTCTTGAGACCGATCAGGTCGAGCTGTTGGCGCCGAACGCTGCCACCGCTGTTCTCAGCGCGATGGAGCTGTACCCGGATCAGCAGCTGCTAAACGTCGAGCTTGAGCCCGAATGGGCTGACGATGACCACCCATCACTGACCGCCGCTGAGCGGAACCCGAGCCTGCGATGACCGACCACATCCGCGCCAAGCTCGAAGCGCTGATCAGCGACTCGGGCATGTTCAACGCCGGCCAGCTTGAGGAGCGCCGTCGATTGCAGTTGTTGATCACCGCCAGGATCGACGAGCTGCGCGGCGCCGGTAGCGTGCCGCATGTCAGTGCCGTGTGCGCTGAACTGCTCAGAATCCGCCAAGCATTGGAACCATGCTGACCCGCGTCCGACTCGACCAGCAACGCGCCGAAATGCTCGATTCGTTGTATCAAGCCAGCGGCCGCACCTGCGGCACTTACACCGGCCTGTGGCAGGAGTTCTGCCAAGACATCGCCACCAACTTCAGGGACACCGATTACGCCGACCTGTTCGCTGCGTGCGTGATCGCGATTGACCACACTGAGAGCCACCTGGCCGAGAAGCACGCGCAGCAGTGCATCGCTGTCTGCCGGCGGTTCTTGCTCAGGGAGAAGTGGCTGTGAGCGACCGCAAGCCCAACGGCAAGGGCCGCAACTTTACGGTCAATATCAGGATGAGCCGCGAGGAGATCGAGGCCGCGCGGAAGCTGGGTGATGGCAACATCAGCATGGGCTTCAGGCAGGCGATCCGGTACGCGTGCTGGAAGGAAATGCGGCCCATCAAGCTGAGCACCATGCTGCGCTCAGCGTCGGTGATGGCGGCCGCGCTCGAGGATGGCAACCATGAGTGACCACTACCGCCACGGCGAGATTGAGTGCATCGACGCGATCCAGGCCGCGCTGACGCCTGAGGAGTTCCGGGGGTTCTGCAAGGGCAACGTGCTCAAGTACGTCTGGCGCGAGCAGCACAAAGACCCGGAATCGTTAAGAAAGGCCCAGTGGTATGTCGCCAGACTCCTTGGCACGATGGAGCCATGAAGCAGACACACCTGAATTGGCTCGAGCGGTGGGCGCTACGGCTGCTGCATCACAGCCCGCGTGTCAGCCTATTGATCCTCAAGCCAGTCGACACGACGCTGATCAGCTGGTCGGCGCGCCCTGATGACGAGATTGCCACCGCCATCATTGATGACCTGCTGTGCCTGCCTGAGACCAGCGACGACGAGCCGGCCAGCATGATGCTCGAGCGGTTGTACCACGCGCCGAGTTACGGCGAACGCGAATGATCAGCTTGCACGCCGGCCGCCTGCTGCTGGTGTGCAGCTGCTCCTCTCGCAACTGGTGGGCCCATGTTGTGTTGGGCCCGCGGCCTGAGTTGCAGATCAAAGCCGACACCGGCACGGTTCACCTGCCTGATGCGTTGATCCGCGCGCAATCGGTCTACAAGATGGCGGTGGCATCTATGCGGCCCGCTGATGCGCCGCGCATGTGTTGGGATTGTCTGCAGTGGGATATGCGGCGGCAGCGTTGCGATCTGGGGCTGCCAGAATCGAAGCGAAGCGGCGGCCGCTATGCGCCCCGGTGCGAGATGTTCCAACCATGTCGCGCGAATGGGTAACGGCCACGCGTGAACCGTGGTGCCCGCTGATCAAGCAATGCCTCGACGGCATCGACCGCCACAACAGTCTGTGGTTCGCGACAGGCGACGCGTGGCACCTGCATCGAGCTGAGCACCTGCGGCAGTATGTGGTCGAGCTGAAGGATTGGATCCATCGCGATGAGCGCGCCGGAAGTGCTGAGCCGTACTGATCGCGACGGCGGATGGATCGAGACGCTGCAACCTGAAGGCGGCGGCGAGCTGTATTACCGCAGCTGCGCGCACGGTATGTGCCGCTACTCAAGCGACCTGTGGCAGGCTGAGATGTATCTGGACCACCTGCTAGCCCGATGACGCTGCCCGAGATTGCCTACCTGGCCGTGATGTATTGGGTGATCTGCCTGTTGGTCATTCTGCTGCTGAGTCGGATCCTCCCGTGATCCACCGGGCCACGGCCCACTCGCCTAGCTCGGTGTAGAAGTCTTGCTGGCGATACCAGTCAAGCCATGGCTTGTGGCCCTTGCGGCTGTTGCAGCTAAGGCAGCAGGCCACCAGGTTGGCGCGCACCGTCAGGCCGCCATGGACCTTGGGCACCACGTGGTCGAGGGTTGGCGATCGGCCCAGGTCATCGCCGCAATAGGCACAGCGATAGGACCATGCCAGCAGCACCTGATCGCGCGCCGATCGACGGGTGATCAGACGGGTTCCGTCAATGTGCGCCTTGTCCACTGAGATTCGGCGGCAGGGGCATTGCCTGAACCTCGAGGGTCAGGATGTCGTCGTCGTCGTGGATGTGCTCAGCTATCCGGCTGTAGACATCAGCCGGCAGGTCTTCGGGGTCAGCGTCGGAGCGGACCACAACGGTGGCGGAGACTTCAACGATGAAGGCCCGCATGGGATCGCCGCCGCTTGCCCCAACGGTAGCGGGCGCGACTGGATCAACTGCCGGATCGCCACATATGGCGTATGATCCGCCCCATGACTTACATCCTCCACACCGGCCCGTGGCACATCGGGCCATTCCCGACCCACATCGCGGCGCAGCACTTCGCTGAGAGCCACGGCATCGACGACTACCGCATGATCCCCCTCGACGATCCGGCCGAAGCGCCGGGCCGGATCGCGCGGTTCAATAGTCCCAGCGCACCTTAGGCTTGCCCTTGCGGATGCCGAGATGCGTAAATCCCTTAGGCGCGCCGTAGCCGACGCTATAGGGCCAGTTCTTGTCGCACCAGTCTTGGACCGCGTAGATGTCCGCGCCGTGAACGAAGAAGTCCACAGCACCCACGCCGGGCGCGTCGTAGAGATGCTCGCTGCCTGACGCCCCGCCCACCTGCCGGTTGACTGCTGGCGGCCTGAATCCAGATGTGATCACGATCGGCTTGCCACCGAACGCCCCACGCACCCGCTCAAGGAACGCCGCCAGCTCGGCGGCCGTGTCGATCTGGTGCTGGTGGTCGAACCTGCGGGCCTCTTGGTCAAGGGCAAACTCGCCTAGCCGTATGTGGGGCGTGATGTGCGCTGAGAACGGGCTGGCGGGCGTCAGCTTGGCCGGTTGCCGCTCTTGCTCAGGCAGGCCCCACAGGCGGCCCTCTGCCTCTCTGCGGCGCTTTAGGCCGGCCTCGACGTTGGTGCCAGGGTTGCGGTAGAGCAGCAGCGCTTCGGGCACCTTGGCCCACTCCTTCGCCTTCAGCCGCTTGCTGATGGTCTCGAACCCAGCGGTGCCGTAGAAACCCGAACCCAAGTTGTAGGCGAACGAGATCAGCGCACACTTCTGCTGGTCGCTCATCGCCACCCAGAACGGCACGGTCGCGCGCAGCTTCTCAGCAATGCGATCGACCTCACTGCGCAGCAGCATGTCGGCCTCGACCCGGTTGATCTTGTCACCCTTCTGCACCTTGCGGCCGTCGCTGTAGCGCGTGGTGCCCCAGCCGATGGTCCACGGGTCGCCGCCGCTCAACGGGTCGGGGTAAGCCTCAAGGTGACAGCCCTCGAACTGCTGGATCAGCTGCAGCGCTGCGCCTAGGTCAGCCTGCTTGCCGTCTTGGCTCCATGTTTGGAACCATGATTGATCTCTATTGAACAGATCCGGCGCAATCTTTAATAGCTCAGCTTCCAATTCAACGATCGCCGCCATCTGATGCGGCAGCCCTTTCCAGTAGCGGAACAGGTCGCTTGGTTTGATCGGTGCTTTAGCCACGCTTGGGGAACATCAGACGCAGTGCCTGCAGTAGCAGTTGAATCCAGCTATTCGACTTGAGCGGGGTCAGCGCGATAACCTCGCTACCAGCGGCGAGGATGATGGCGATGACGGCGACGGTTTGCGCGTCCATGATCAGCGGTGTGGGCGTGCCTCAAGGGTAGCCACGCGCTGCTCGACGCCATTCAACCGCTTGAAGGTCTCCTGTCGATCCGCGCGGATGTCGCCATGGAGCACCTCGAGCTGAGTGGCAATATGCTCGACGGCGGCGGTGAGCCTGATCACTGCGTCACGCGCTTCATCGTTGCGCTTGCTGAAGCCCATCGCGCCCATCGCGGCCACGCTGATGGAGGCTCCACTAACAGCAGCGATCAGCTCGATCATGCACCTAGGTTAGCGCCCCTGCCCGCGGCGAGGTTTCTTGCCGCGTCGCCGTGGCCGGCTGTTTTGGCCGTAGCCGATGCTGGTGGTTTTTGGTGGTCCCGGTTGGTGATCAATCCGGGTGGCGCCAGTCTTGGCTTTGACGGCCATCAGCTCTCAGGCTCAGGTTCTTCTGCCACTGGCTGCGGCGCATAAGGATCAGCAGGCCACGCGGGGTAATCAGGCCCAGTGATGTAGGCGGCCAGGTCGTCGGTGTCGGCGGTGTCGCGGATGGCGGTCACCTTCACACCAGCAGCCAGGCGGATGTCCTCACGCCAAGTCTTCAGCACTGGGTCGGCGACCTTGCCGTTGTCGGCCTCGCGGATGATGATCCAGTCCGTAGGGGCCAGCAGGGTATTAGCGGTGGTGCGGGTCTGTGCCACCCACTGCTCGACCAGTTGCGTGTGGTCCTTAGGCAGCCCTGGCCCCCAGTAGAACCGTTGATCGTATGGCTGCGGGTCAGGCACCTCCGTGATACCAATCGCCTTGCGCTCCTGCGGGCTGCTCAGCCTGAGCCAGTTGGCGGGGTACTGAATGCCAGCGTGCTTAAAGGGCACGTCCAGAGCCAGGGGTTTGCCGTCGAGAAGAAACACAGTGGTTCAGGCGTCTAGTAGTTGACACCGCTGGAAGGCTTCTGTCACTCTAGCCTCCCACGCAATCACGGCACCATGACCGACGAAGAGATCCAAGAAATTATGTACATGCACGCAAACTGCTTCACCAATTACATCTGCTTCAGCGATCAGGGCGTGCTCGACTTCGCCCGTGCCGTACTGGACCAGGCTGGATACAAAACACCAGAGCCTCAACCCGAGCCTATCGGAGCAAGTTATGCCGACGCTATGTGGCGATTTTCGGAAAGCGTGGACAAGCTGCAGGGCGCGTAGTCTTGTTCGATAGTGGGGTCAGCGGGCGCGGGCGTAGTTGAAGGGCGATTCGGCGAAGGCTGCGTAGATGTATGTTTGGCCGGATGAATTAGATGATGCGAAAGTAGAGCGCAGCTTAAACCCGTTGCTTAAAATATCAAGCCGCGCATTGAAGCCTTCGGCGTCAGAAGCTTGTGCGTATAAATTATAACCGCTGACATTGTAGGCATCCCGAGTGGTGTCGTTTATAACCCAATCGCCAGTCCCTGTACTTTTCAATAGCAAGTATTTTGGCCTAAACCCGGTATACACAAACGGCCCATCCGAGCTGCCGTTGCCGGTGTAGCTGCCGAAACTAGAGTACCCGACTACTGGGGCGAAGCAATATGCAACGAGGTTTCCGTTGTTGTTATCAAATGCTCCGTTTGCTACACCAAATACCGTAGAAGTTGGAGCTGCGCTTCCCCAATAGTTCGTGATTGTTTGTGGCGCATCCGTGCTATTTAACACAATAACTTTGTTAGTTCCGCCGAGTGATATGTGATAAATAACCCAGTTTGTATTTGAGACAGTCCTGGATTTGACAATTACCATTTGAGGAGCAACACCTAGCCCATGACCGACAGTGGCACCTGATCCTGTCCCGGTGTACGTCACCACCGAAAACCCCGCCGTCGCGTTGGCCCTGACACTAGAAGTGATGGAGCCTTGTGTGTTCGTGACGGTGGAGCTTCCGGCGTCCCAGGCCCAGGCGACGTAGG